GAGAACAGTCGCTGCTCCAGTTGATGAACACATTGACGATACACCAGCACCAGCAGCAACCGCTGCTCCGGCTGCCGCAGCACCCGCAGGTGACAACAGTCGTGCGCAAGACATCCTTGCCATGATTCGCAATCGTCAGAAGCAGTAAGACTAAACATAGAGTGTGAGGCAACTCACACTCTATTTCTCAACAGGGCAAAAAAATAATGGCAAAAGCATTTGATATTTCTAAATTTAGAAAGTCAATTACTAAATCTATCGACGGTTTAAGTATTGGCTTCAATGACCCAACTGATTGGGTTAGTACAAACAACTACGCATTAAACTATCTTATCAGCGGATATTTTGATCGCGGCATTCCGTTGGGCAAGGTTACTGTGTTTGCAGGCGAAAGTGGTGCAGGTAAAAGTTTTATCTGTTCAGGCAATCTAGTCAAGAACGCACAGGCACAAGGCATTTATCCTATCTTGATCGATACAGAAAATGCGCTAGATGAAAAATGGTTACACGCTCTCGGAGTCGATACAAGTCCAGACAAGTTGTTGAAACTTAACATGGCCATGATTGACGACGTGGCAAAGACCATCACAGAGTTCATTGCAGAATATAAAACAATGGATGAAGCAGATCGCCCTAAGATCTTGTTTATCATAGATTCGTTGGGAATGTTACTGACCCCCACGGATGTTAACCAGTTCCAGGCAGGGGACATGAAAGGTGACATGGGTCGTAAGCCTAAAGCACTGACAGCACTGGTTCGAAACTGCGTTAACATGTTTGGAGCCTACAACATTGGCATGGTATGTACCAATCACACATATGCGAGTCAAGACATGTTTGATCCAGATGATAAAATTTCAGGCGGTCAAGGATTCATCTATGCAAGTTCGATCGTGGTTGCCATGCGTAAGTTGAAATTGAAACTTGATGCAGACGGCAATAAGACAACAACTGTGCAAGGTATCCGTGCTGCTTGTAAGATCATGAAAACTCGTTATGCCAAGCCGTTTGAAAGTGTTCAGGTTGAGATTCCTTATGAAACAGGTATGAGTCCATATAGTGGATTAGTCGACTTGTTCGAAGCCAAAGGTATGCTCAAGAAAGAAGGTAACAGCCTTGTATACACTACCAAAGACGGTGAGATCATCAAGCAGTTCCGCAAGGCATGGGAACGCAATGAGAAAGACGGTCTAGACATTGTCATGGCAGATATTTCTAAACACGGAGAAATTACCACATCTGAGATAACTACTACAGTTGAACCAGACTTGGAGGAAGCTCAATGAAAGAAGATTTAATTGCTGACCTATGGAATGTGGTGATTGGACATATTCCTGAAAAACAAAGACCGGATGTGGCCACTGATTTTGTAAACACATTGCTGGACTATGGTATCAAAGAAAGTGTGTTAGACAGTCTGCAGGGAGTAGATCCCTTTCTCGACGTAGCTATCACGTATGCCATCGACGGTGAAGAGATTGAAGATGATGTAGATAGCTACAACGAAGAGGAATAAATGAATTGGTACGACAAGGTTAGTAAAGATATAAGCAATATTCCAGATGCTGCGGCTTATTATGAAGCTGAGTTAATCGAAGCAAAACAAGATGTCCGCATAGCGGGTAACATCGAGAAGGCAAGTTCGCAAATGCCGGGCATCGTGGAAGAACGCTTTAATCAACTTCAAGAAATTGAAGGTATCCTTGAGTACTTAAACATTGAACTTCGTAGGCTTCGTAGTCAACATTTTCGCAAGTATTTAGAAAACTATCAACGAGCTTTGTCTTCTAGGGACTGTGAAAAGTTCGTGGAAGGTGAAGCTGACGTTGTGGATTTTGAAAAGATCATCAACGACTTTGCCCTGTTACGCAACAAATGGTTGGGCATTATCAAAGCGCTTGATCAGAAACAATGGCATCTCAGCAACATTGTTAAACTACGAGTATCCGGATTAGAAGACGCCAGTCTTTAAATACTGTATAATATACGCAGATAAATATCTGCATGAAAAAGATTGTTTTAGTTACCGGAGGATTTGATCCTCTTCATTCCGGGCATATTGCCTACTTCCAAGCAGCCAAAGAACTAGGAGACATACTCCTTGTGGGGCTCAATTCAGATGCATGGCTTAACAGAAAAAAGGGACAGGCGTTCATGCCCCTTTCTGAACGAGCATATATCGTAGACAATATTAAATGTGTAGACGGAATTGTTTACGACTTTGACGATATTGACGGATCATCAAAAGGTGCTATATTAGAAGTTAGAAAAGATTTTCCAGAAGATAAAATTATCTTTGCCAACGGTGGCGATAGAACAGATAAGAATATTCCAGAAATGGATATTCAAGACACCAACTTAGAATTTGTGTTTGGAGTCGGCGGCGAAAATAAAATGAATTCTAGTTCGTGGATTCTCCAAGAATGGAAGGCACCTAAAACTGAACGGCCGTGGGGTTACTATCGTGTACTACACCAAGACGGACCGGGTATGAAATTAAAAGAACTCACAGTGAATCCTGGATGTAGTTTATCAATGCAACGTCATCAACATCGCCACGAACATTGGTTTGTAACTGAGGGCACTGCAACAATTAACACCCTAGATGCAGATGACAACACGGTGATGAAAAACTTTGTGATGAAAAACATGCAGACATATATCGGTAGAGAGGAATGGCACCAATTGGTTAACAAAAGCGATACACCGTTGAAAGTTATTGAAATTCAATTTGGCGAACAATGCATTGAAGAGGATATCGAAAGAAAATGAAAATTTTTGTAGGATATGATATTAGAGAAGATATTGCATTTCAAGTCTGCGAACACAGCATATATAAACACCAACCTCAAGCACAAGTCATGGCGTTGAAACAGCAAGATCTTAGAAAGAGCGGTATCTATACCAGAGATATCGATCCTTTGAGTTCTACAGAATTTACCTTTACAAGATTTTTAGTTCCTTATCTTACAAATTATCAAGGCTGGGCGGTTTTTGTAGACTGTGATTTTGTTTTTGTCGACGATGTTGCTGAGCTGTTTAAACAGGCCGATGACAAATATGCAGTGATGGTAGTCAAGCATGACTACACTCCTAAAGAAGGTCTAAAGATGGACGGATGCAAGCAACTGCCCTATCCAAGAAAAAATTGGAGCTCGGCGATTTTATGGAATTGTGCTCATCTATCTAACAAACAGATAACACCCGATGTAGTAAATTCTCAAACAGGTCAGTATCTACATAGATTTCAATGGCTGGATGATTCAGAAATTGGAGATTTAGCCCCAGAGTGGAATTGGTTAGCAGGTTGGTATCAAGAACCACGGGACGGTAATCCCAAAGCCATACACTACACCGAAGGCGGCCCTTGGTTTAAAGAATATCGCCGTTGTGAATATCACAAAGTATGGAAACAAAATCTACGTGAGATGCTGAAATGATATTTCTCAGCAAGGGTGGAAAAGACCCGTATATCAACATGTTTGCACAGGGATGCAAAACTAAGATAACGTCGACTGATGATTTTAATTACAACGACAGTACTGACTCGATTGTATTAAGAGGCATTCTTAAGAAAAAGTGGATGCACCAATGTTGGGAAGATGCTAGAACTTTTTACTACATAGACACAGGATATTTTGGCAACGAAAGAACTGAATCAAATCCCAATGGTTGGAAATATTGGCATCGCATAGTAAAGAACAATCTGCAACATGGAGAAATAGTTCCGAGAAAAGATGATAGATTCAAACATTTTAACAAAAAGTTTCAGCCTTGGAAGAAAGACGGAAGAAAAATACTAGTGGCGAAACCAGACGAAAAACCTATGCGATTTTATGGATATGATCTAGACATCTGGTTAGATTATACAGTAAACGAAATAAAAAAATACACAGATAGACCCGTAGTAGTTAGAGAACGAGCACCAAACAGATTAGATAGAACAGTCAACGATACACTAGAACAGGCCTTGAACGACAATGTATTTGCATTAGTCACATTCAACAGTGTAGCAGCCACAGAAGCTGTGTTCCAAGGAATACCTGCGTTTACTCTAGCACCAGCTAATGCAGCTAGTCCGGTTAGCCTGCAAGATCTATCTAAAATAAACGAACCTTACTACCCTGACCAAGATAAATTATATGCATGGGCCTGTCATTTGTCCTATGGACAATTTCATAACTCAGAACTAAGAAACGGCAAAGCCATGGAGATGCTATCAAATGAGTGAAGATGTGTTGGAGGAAATATTTCGGAAATCAATTAAGGGGCCTACTCCGGAAGTATTTCGAGGAGTCATTAAACGAAAACAGATACACGATTGTATCAACAGAGGTGAAGATTTCTATTATATGGACACAGGCTATTTCGGAAATTTTCAAAGTGTTGGTAATCCTGGGGGTAAAAAACTTTATCATAGGGTAGTTAAAAACGAATTACAAAAATCAGTGATAGAAGATAGACCAAAAGATCGCTGGGAATCTCTAATCCGCAGCGATCCAAGACTCAAATGGCCGAGATGGAAAACCAAAGGAAACAAAATATTGTTGATTTTATCTAATCCCAAATCCTGTGATTATTTTGGTTATAACATGCAGGAATGGTGGGATACCACGGTGGCAACGATTAAACAACATACAGACATGCCCATAGTCGTAAGGCACAAAGGATCAAGATCACAGAGACACAGCAACTCAATATATGATGTTTTAGACTCGGGAATATTCGCCACTGTGGCATTTAACAGTATTGCAGCAATGGAGTCTATTGCGTATGGTATACCTGCATTTGTTGCAGTACCGTGTGCAGCTACTCCTCTAGCACTAACTGATGTTAGCCAAATATCCACTCCCTTCTATCCGGATGAATCATTAGTACAACAGCATTGTGCGTCGCTGGCCTACGGACAATTTACCGGAGAAGAAATAGCCAATGGCACAGCATGGAAATTATTAAAAAAATGAAACTATTAGTAAATGACAAAGAACTTGCACACTATCTTATAAGTCTCATAGATCTAAAAGATCATTGCGCACACATAGAGTTGAATGAAGTAAGAACTGCTGAAGCTATACAGTTTATCATTCAAAAAAGAGATCATCATAAATTTGATATTGAAAAATTCCGTGATAAATTTAAAGAAAAACTATTGAGAGGAGTCTCTGCAGATGTTGAAGAATGGCGCAGAAAAGTCGACACAGTTCTAGTAAACTACAGAAAAAATTATTTTAGTCAAATACATAAACGGGCAGAATATGTAATAGAAAAATTGGGTGTCGAACATGTTATTAACACCTATATGAATAGTGATCAACAATATTTTATCAAAACTGTTGGGCAACAGATAGCTCCCGAAGCAACTATGATTAGGCGAAAAAATTTCGTAGACAGTAAAGAAGATTGCTTGTTGAGAAATACAGTGGGCAATGAAAATATTATTGTAGATAAAATCGACAACAACCTTCCGTTTTGGTTTATAGACAGCGGGTATACAAATTTCATTGAACCTAATAAAAAATGGCATAGGCTCACAAGAAATCATCTGCACTTTAACAATCAATTTGTTGCACCCGTAGATAGATTAAAAAACTTTGCGAAATTTCCTAGACCATGGTGTAAGACTGGCAAAAAAATATTAGTAGTAGAACCCGGTGAATTCGCTGCCAGTATCATGCACGTGGAGCCAAAATCTTGGACTAAAAATATCGTAGACGAATTGAAAAAACATACAGATCACCCTATAGAGATTCGATCAAAGAATAATAAAAAGGTTCGTACCAGTCTCTATCAAACGCTGATTAACGGTGATTATTACTGTACAATTAGTATTAATTCTAATAGTGCTGTTGAATCTGTTTGGGCTGGAATTCCTGCTATTACCCTTGAAAAGCATGTTAGTAATACTGTAACTAGAAACAGTCTTGCACAGATCAATGATTTGTACTACGGACCGTTGGGAGACTGGTTGGCATGGCTTAGCTATTGTCAATTTACCTACGACGAACTCATGGATGGCACCGCACTTAGCATCATCAAGGAACATCACGGTGTCTAATATCACTGCTGTGGCCTATTATGCTGGGATACCTCCCAATAATCATAATATGGAAAAGCCGCAGATATTAAATTATTTCTGTCAAGGGGTTATTGCGTCTGGTGATACTGCAATAGCTCATACCGGGATGAATGCGATTCCTTGCGATGTGGCACTGATACAAGGATTTGTTCACGAACACGGCAAGTCTGCACCGCATCTACAATTAAGACAAATCGCAGTGGATCTTCAAAAGAAAACTAACAAAAGATCGTTAATCGTAGATAGCAATCTGTTTCTGTATTCAGATAAAGCTAATCCCTTGCATTATTTGAGATATAGTTTTGACGGAGTATTTCCTACCACAGGTTTTTATTTTGATAAAGACATTGATCCCTCTCGTTGGACAAAGATCAGCAAGGATTTAGGTATAAGTTTACAGCCTTGGAGAACACATGGAAATCATATTCTAATCTGTCTACAACGAAACGGTGGATGGAGCATGAGAGGACTAGATGTTGTTGAATGGATGAACACAACTATTTTAGAAATAAGAAAACACAGTCGAAGACCTATAATTGTTAGAGCTCACCCCGGCGATAAAAAAATTGAAAGATATTTGAAAGTAAATCATAAATCAGCGTCATTAAGTGTCAACTCCGAACTCAAACAAGATTTAGTTAATGCATGGGCCACAGTGGTGTACAACAGCAGTCCCAGCGTGGCTAGTATCATAGAAGGGGTTCCTGCATTCTTAACAGATTCGCAACCCCAACACAGTCAAAGTTTTGCGGTATCTAATACTGATATAAGTAAAATAGAAGATCCAGTGATGATTGATAGACAATCATGGATAGAACGATTATCAATGTGTCATTGGAAATTTGATGAATTGAAATCTGGTGAAGCTTGGCAATTTTTTAAAAGGTATATATGAAATTAATGCACAACGGGTGGTATGTTCCTGACGATGATCAAAAAATAACCAGAGTTCTGGAAAACGACAATGACAAATCATTGCCGTCGTATGAGGGAAGGTATCGAGAACAGATTCTAGAACATTTACCTAATAGACAAACCTTTATTGATGTAGGGGCAAATGTGGGCATATGGAGTTTTTCTATGATTGGAAAATTTTCAAAGATCATTGGCTATGAGCCATCTAAACAGAACATAGAGTGTTTACAGGCCAATGTAAAAGATAAGATTGAAATCAGGACCAAGGCAGTGGCTGATTTTCAAGGTGAGGCTGATTTTCATCAGGCTGGAAAAAATTGCGGAGATGGAAAACTATGTAGAGAAGGAGTTAAAGCTGCATATACTGTCCCGGTGGTTAGATTAGATGACGAACAGTTAATCAATGTCGATCTCATAAAGATCGATGTTCAAGGCTGGGAATTAGAAGTGTTGCGAGGAGCTGAACAAATTATCAAACAACAGCAGCCGTGGGTTATATTTGAAGTAAATCAAGACATAGATGTCTGTTGTGAATTTATGCAGAATCTGAACTACGAAACCATTTATACCAAAAGCAAACGAGTATTTTTATGGGCTCCTAAGTCTGGGCATAACACACCTGCTGACGTCAAACAGTTTGGCAGGTATCTAGGACCCGGGCCTTACGCAAAACGATACGGTGGAAATTAAATAATGTTTAGTCAAGCATACTACGATTTAGTTGAAGAATCAAAAACATTTCATTATAACACCAAAGTGTGGCAAGGACTACATATGACGTCGTATGTGCCTTCCATTAAAAAATTGGCCACCAAGCACAACATCAACTCTTTATTGGATTATGGCTGCGGCAAAGGCTATCAATATAGCAAAACACGTGAATGGGAGCCCGGGATTGTTTCAACATTGGATCAATACCTCGGTGTTGACGATGTTTATAAATTTGATCCGTGCTGGAAAGAATTTGAAACACCTCCTCCGGTTGATAAAAAGTTTGATGCAATTATCTTGATACAATGTATTGGATTTATTCCAGACAACGACATGCCTGCGCTTAAACAAATGCTTATGCAACAAACATCCAAGTTTTGTTTCATCGGTGAAGCATATTCTAGCTATGGAGCCGTAAAAACAAAAAAACCACACGGCAAACCAGAAAATTTTAGTGCAAGAAGAAGTCCAGAATGGTTTGCTGAACAATTCAAAGATTGGTCTGGTTCTGAGTTGGTGTTTGAATATACCTAATGCATAAATGATCGAATAAAATCGATCATTGCCAGTACGATTCTGTTCTTGGAACTTTTAGATCTTCAGGCTTGCTACGACCCAGTTTCTTTCGGCCACCTTTGAGATGATCTAACCAAGCACCCCATTCACTGTTAATCAGTGGATGGCCTTCTCCTGAACTCATTCCAGGAGCTGGTCGAAGATCATGTAAATGTGCGGCCCAATCTAGCTGTCGCATTTGAGGAAATTTTATTCTAACAGCATCAAAAACAAAACTGTCGTGCCACTCATCTAACCGAAAAATTCCTTGTTCGGCCTGATCATAAAATCTTTGGAATTCTTTGAGGAAAAGTTGAATGTTAGGCGATCGTAGATTCATGGCATATAGGCCGCATTCTGAATACTTGCCTCTTCGCCCTAGGTAACATAATTCACCATCCGAAGGAATCATTCTATATAGATCGTTCATGGTGATGGGACTGTGGCAAATAGTATCTGCATCCATCCATATCAATATGTCGGCATCTGTTTCTTTAGCGCAGTCAAATATTGCATAAACTTTGTGTGCAAATCTCACTGCATGCCACTTGAACCCTTTGCCTGAATCTTTTCTTTTAGATATCACAGGGTCAGATGAAACATCGCCGTTGGCCTTGGGCACATCTTTCCACTGATTTTTAAATGCCATTAACTCTGGAATTTCTTCTAATCGTTTCAGTGTAACATGACTATGGTCACGTATGGCAGGATTACACTGTTCTGGATAAATGTGTAAAATCACTTCATGAGGCCAATTTACACAGAAAGTATCAATCATTTTTTGTGCATATTTTTTTAAACCTTCTTCATGGAAGGTTGTTACTACTGCTATTTTCATTTTTGTTTTTCCCATACGTGAAATACTCCTTGGAGGCTTGTACAACGCCATCCTGAATCGTATAATGGTTTTGACAGCTCTCTAGGCAAGGCGTCTCCGCCTTCGATGAATATCAACGAGTTATTTTTTTTCCAAAATGTCTGCAGACTTTCTAATTTAGAGATATGTGTGGTGTCAAAAAATACTGCTCCAACATTTACAATGCTATCTAATCTTTCAATGCTTTGCCTATAAATGAGATTTTTTGCTTTTAATTCTGTGGCATTTTCATTCACAACAAATATTGTTGAATATAAGTCTAACAGCTGTGCTAATTGACCAAATGCAGTTCCAATTACCAACGCATTGTTTGTATTTTTTGATAGTTTACTCAGTCTTTTTTTTATCTTATTCATGATTTATAAATATATAGCAACATTAACTACGTAGATTATTTATTAAAATTATGCGCTTCAGATTATATCGAGAATATGGTGCCTTGAACAGTCCTCCCGTGTTTGACGCCGTGGAACAGGGCTTGAAACAACTTGGTCACGACGTGGTGCATGATCATGAGGAGGTTGCTGTGATTTGGTCAGTTTTGTGGGCTGGCCGAATGCGATCTAATAAGGCAATTTACACCCGTTGTCAACAAGAAGGCACGCCTGTGCTGATTATCGAGGTGGGAAACCTTCGTAGAGGAGAAACTTGGCGGATCAGCCTTGACCATATTAATAATCTTGGCAAATTTGGCAACGACAAAGACATAGATGTTTCACGTCCTCAACAGCTGGGCGTGAAACTACAACCGATCTCAGATCTTAGACGTGGTGAAATACTTATTGCCTGTCAACATCAAGAAAGTCTCCAATGGCAGGGCATGCCTACTATGAAAGATTGGGTAGCAGACACCATTGAAAAAATAAAACAACACACCCATAGAAGAATCCGTGTGAGATATCACCCTCGATCAGCATTTCCATTCAAGCAGTCTGGGGTAGAGGTCGAAAGACCCATACTCGTACCCAACACCTATGACAGTTTTGATATTTTTTACAATTATCACTGCGTAATTAACCACAACAGCGGACCAGCTGTTCAAGCAGCCATAAATGGTGTTCCTGTGCTGTGTGACTCATCCAGTCTGGCTGCGGATCTCAGTATCAAATGGTCAGAATTAGACAGCCCCTATGTACCAGACAGAGCCGAATGGTTTTTAAAACTATGCCACACCGAGTGGACCATCGACGAAATACGCCAAGGCACCCCAATTTCTAGATTATTCAGTTGACAACCAGTAATCAAGGCTGTATACTTGAATAATGTTACCATCAGAATTTGCCGAAGATATATTTGTTGAATTTTATAATCTTGTTTCCCAACAAAAAATATCCATACAAGGTCAAGATTTCTCACCCATCTCGAGTTTCCATGAGAAAATCATCAACAGCGGCGAGCTGACCAAAAATCAGGCAAATTTCCTAATAAAATTATTGGAAAAATACAAGACCATATCAGCCATAGCAGGCCTTGACTATAGTTCTAAACTCGCTGACCTTAAATGGCATAGACCGTTTAGAGTATTAGATCTCAGCAAAAGCATATATGTAGAGTTACGTGAAAACAAACTGGAAATTTGTCTAAAATTTCCCTATCAGCTGAAAAAAGAGTTTGAAGATGAGATAGCAAGTCGAGATGCATTGCACATGCATGGAGCTTGGGATTCAGAACACAAAGTGAGACGATTGGATTTTTATCATTATAATTTAATTGCACTCTACGAATTTGCCTGCAAACACAATTTTGAAATCGACGACTCGTTTATGATTGCGTTGGGTGATGTTGAAGAAATTTGGCAAAATCAGGATGATATTTTACCGTCGTGTGATTTGTGTGCTGACTGGGTGACATTGTTTAACACCAGTGAAGAGACACAGACCTGGTGGCGCGACAATAAAACAGACTGTTATGAAAGTGATTTACTATTGGCAAAAAGCATGGGATACCCCTATGCCGGAAAGCCCCATGCTACCATAGAAAAAATCGCAGCTAGCCAAGAAAACAGTTTCTGGATCAAATCCAATCAAGAGTTTTTTCAGTTGGCTAAATCTTTTTCTGGAAAAATATGTGTGTTACTAGATCGAAGCAGCGCCACGCTACCATGGCTACAGAGTTTTGTAGCCGATGCTGAGAAAAGTGGTGTTAGCCGTGAAGAAATCAAGGTGTGTTTTAGAGAAAACAGAGAATCTACCACTGGCCTGAATGACTGGATCAAGATCGCAGGAGTTGGCGGCAAAGTCGAAACTGGCAGGATACTAATTTTTGAATCAAAGCCGGCCAAGTGGTTGTTTAAGGCAGACAATGATGTTACACTAGTAGTTACTAACAACATTTTCCCACCAACAAATACCATGGCACGAGATTGGTTTATGTGTCATCCTTGTGTGATATATCTTGGTGATACTAGACCAACAGAAACCAAAGGACAAAAAATTGTCGAACTGTAAGTTAACAATCAAAGACGAAGTAAACATCAAGGTAGAAGGACTGCGAGTTGAAACACGAAGAAAAATTGTCAACAAACTAAAGTTTGATTTACCATATGCCCGACACATGCCTGCATATAAACTAGGTCGTTGGGATGGAACTAAAACTTATTTCAATATCGGCGGCAGTGGGTATCTTGCACACCTTGATGTGATTCTAGCAGTGATCGAGGATGAGGGATATGATATTGAAGTCGAAGATCTCAGGCCGCATCAGGAATTGAAATTTGCTGCTATTGATGAAAATTATTGGGCTGACCTTGGCAAGACTTGGCCCAAGGGGCATCAACAAGCAGGCGAACCGATTGTGCTGAGAGACTATCAGTACGAGGTAATCAACAAGTTTTTAGAAAATCCTCAAGCATTACAAGAAGTAGCCACTGGCGCTGGTAAAACAATTACCACAGCTACACTAAGTCATTTATGTGAACCATATGGCCGCACCATGGTGATTGTGCCCAACAAGAGTCTTGTGGTACAGACTGAAGAAGACTATCGTAATCTAGGACTCGATGTTGGTGTATACTTTGGTGACAGAAAAGAATTAAACAAGACTCATACCATATGTACTTGGCAGAGTTTGAATGTGTTAGACAAGAAAAGCTATGACAATGACACTATGACGCTGGCAGAATTCTGTGAAGGAGTCTGTGCAATCATTGTCGACGAGGTTCATCAGGCCAAGGCTGAAGTATTGACTAAGCTATTGACACAGAACTTTCGTAACTGCCCCATCCGCTGGGGACTCACTGGAACCGTGCCTAAAGAACAGTGGGAATTTCAAGGCATATTGGCCAGTATAGGTCCTGTGATAAATCAAGTGAGTGCGCACGATTTACAGGAAAAGGGTGTGCTGGCACAGTTGAATATCAATGTGTTACAGACCACAGATGTGCAGGTGTTTACGTCATTCCACGACGAATACACATTTCTTGTCACAGACGACAATAGATTGCAGTGGATTGCCAGTAAGATCGCTGCGCTATCCGCCACTGGTAACACTCTGGTATTGATCAATAGAATCGACACTGGTAACAAATTAATCGCACTAATACCTCAGGCGGTGTTTGTCAGTGGCGGTATGAAGTTGGATGACCGCAAGGAAGAATACGATGAAATTAAAACAAGTGATGACAAGATTATTTTGGCGACTTATGGTGTGGCCGCTGTGGGTATTAATATTCCACGTATTTTTAATCTGGTTCTTCTTGAACCCGGAAAGAGCTTTGTCCGCGTTATACAAAGCATTGGGCGAGGCATTAGAAAAGCAGAAGACAAAGATCACGTAGAAATCTGGGATATCACCAGCGCCTGCAAATACAGCAAGAGACATCTTACAGAAAGAAAAAAGTTTTATAAAGAGGCCAAATACCCCTTTACCATTACCAAGGTTAATATATGAGTGAAAGAAAAATAAAAGAATGGGCTTGGCCTTATATAAAAAATTTCAGGACATATATAGATATCGGCGCTAGTACAGGAATTACATCATCGCCATTTATTGGTTCGTTTGAAAAGATATATTGCTTTGAACCTAATCCCAATAGTTTTAAAGAATTATCTAAGTTTTCAGAATTAATATGCCATAACTATGCATTAGGGAATACTAATGAAAAAAAACTATTGGTAATGAATATCACAACTCAAGACCCAGAACACGGATCACTATCCGATGCAAGGACCGAGAGATGGGATAAAACAGAAACCTATGAAGTTGAAATAAAAAGACTAGACGATTTTAAATTTGATTTTGTAGATTTTATAAAAATTGACACTGAACAATATGAATTAGAGGTGGTACAAGGGGCGTTGAAAATTATTAAAAAACACAAACCTACAATCTTTTTTGAAAATAAAAGAGGTGAAGCAGATCAAGTAATTCTTCTGCTATTGGATCTTGGATTTACAGTTAAGAAATGGAAAAGTGATACTATAGCATTTTACACGGAATAATTATGAGAATACTTACACTAAACAACCAAGCATTTGATTTAAACGAACTACCAGACGAGGTAGATGAAGACACAAGATTTTCGGTGCTAGATAATTCGAATCCTCAAGACCCAGATTTCTTTTTCATGCCGTTGATATTTTTGGAATCATTCAACTCACCTGCTATAGTGTTGAATATAGGCGGGTATGAAGTACAAATGCCCTTGGACTGGTGCATGGTAGTAGGTGACAAAGACTGCGGACTCGACCCCGAAGTGCTACCGTTAACTTCAATTAATGAGCGTGGGTTCGATGCTCTGGTGTTTAATCCTATCAAGGGATTTAGAGCAGAATTCATGCCCATTGAAATTGTTAATATCTATCAAGATGTGCGCTGGTATTTTCCTAAAATGAAAAACGGTCAGTTGCTTACTGTGCCGCTAAGTGAGGAAGTTAACCCGCCCTGCGTGTTCTTTGTCAAAGAAGTTAGTAGACAAAGCGAAGTTTTACAGCTACACAAATTAATCTGATTAAATACACATATTAAGGAGACAGCATGAAAGCAGGAAAAGTATGGGGCCAAACAGAATTGCTAGAAGCCAACGGTGTTTTAGAATTCCATAGAATTGAAGCCAAGACCGGCGGTGTGTGTTCCAAGCACAAACATAAATTTAAATGGAACGGATTCTTTGTGGAATCTGGAGAGATGATTATCCGTGTTTGGAAAGGCAATTACGATCTAGTTGACGAGACATTACTCAAAGCAGGTGAATACACCAAGGTTGCTCCCGGAGAATATCATCAGTTTGAAGCGGTCACAGATTGTGTTGCCTTTGAGTTATATTGGGCAGAATTTGATCACGACGATATTTCTAGAGAGTCTGTGGGATTTAGTAAATGAAGACACGCATAGTTTATATTACTGGGTGTCTAGGATTTATAGGAGTTCATATAACACGACATTGTTTAGATCGAGGTTGGTATGTGATTGGTGTAGATAAGATGACATATGCTAGCAATGAAACTTTTTTAACAGAATTTAAAAATTATTCAAATTTTAAATTTATTAAATCAGATATAAATGATTTAGAAATGATCTATGATTGTGATTATATTATTAATACGGCAGCTGAAACTCATGTAGATAATTCAATTGAACGCAGCGACCATTTTGTACATTCAAATATCGACGGCGTTCATCACATCCTAAAACTAATTAATCAAAAACAAAAACATAGAATTCCTATCCTATTACATTTCAGTACAGACGAAGTATACGGCGATATTCTCCAAGGATCTCATACAGAAGATGACGTATTGAAACCAAGTAATCCGTATTCGGCAACTAAGGCAGCAGCAGATATGCTAGTCTTGGCATGGAGTAGAACCTACGGATTACCATATGTAATTTTGAGGCCTACAAATAATTATGGTATAGGCCAATATGTTGAGAAACTAATTCCTAAAAGTGTGAAATATTTGTCAGTCGGTCGAAAGATTGATCTGCATAATAAAGGAACTCCAGTACGCACATGGTTGCATGCCGAAGATACTGCTAGAGCTGTTATTGCTGTTATTGAATCAGGTGTCACAAACGAAATTTTTAATATATCAGGTAATTACGAAGAAAAAAATATTGAAGTGGTTAAAAAGATTATTAAGTTAGTGAATGGAGATACAGAAATTGAAACATATCTAACTGATATGATTCGGCCTGGACAAGATTTAAGATATAGTGTTGACGATACCAAATTAAAAAAACTAGGTTGGTCAGCAAACGCAGATTTTGACAAAGAGTTAGAAAAAGTTGTCGAGTACTATCAAAATAATTTTATTTGGTGATATATGAAAGAAATTTTAGAACAGATTCGCATTCTCATAGAACGAAAACAAGCAGAAAAAACATGGGTAGCAGGCAAGGACTTTGTTAACTACGCTGGCCCATATTTTGATGCCAACGAATATGTAGCAGATCG